CAGCCAGCACAGGCTAAACGCAAGCATTGAGACAACAAGAATAAGCCAAGCTTTGCACAACGCAGGCGCAAGGCGTATCGAGTTGCTCAGTCCGCTTGAAGCAATACCCGCTGACGAAAAAACAGCACCTTATTGCACCAGCGTCAATGTCGAGGTGCGGACAGAATGACAAAGCACAGCGTATTACCAGCCAACAAAAGCTTGCTAGAGAGCGGCTTAGAGTCTGCATTCACTCAACTATTAGATGACATTCCAAGCATCTATCCAGACTTATTGAATGCCAACAAGGTTGATGCACAGCTTTTACCATATCTTGCAGCTGACAGAGTGGTCAGTGAATGGGATTCAAGCGCACCAGAAGCCGAGCAACGAAAAACGGCGCATAACGCATGGAATGTAAGGCGATTAGCTGGCACAAAGGCTGGCATCTTACTCGGCCTTGATAGCGTTGAATATGATGGTGAGATACTGCCTTGGTATCAAATGACACCGCAGGGTGAGCCATATCATTTTGAGTTGGTGGCATGGCGCAGGCACAACGCGCCAGTCAATCAAGAAGTGGTGCATAGAATGCTGGCGCATTTAGAAGATGCGAAGTCAGAGCGAGATACTTACGAGCTGACACTGGCCTTTGGTCTTGAAACCAGCTTGTCAGTGGCGGCAGTTATCGATCCCCCGGTGACTATTTTTGACCGTGACTATTCCGGCACATTTATCAATGAAGTTATCTCACCGGGCGGCATTCAGTTAGCTGGCGCAATTAATGGTGTCACTATTGTTGAGCAGCCAATTGAAGCAAGCATACCTAACGATGCTGATTGCTCAGGCGGCATTTATACCGCAGGCGCATGGCACATGATTTTAATTACAGACATTAGCCCGGAGGCACGCTTATGAGCAGTCCAATCGTCCAGTTTACTAAAGCAGGACTGGCCGAACTGATTGATGCGAAACGCTTAGGCATTAAAGGCATCATTACACACGTTTCAGCGGGTGACAAAGGTTACATACCCTCACCAGACCAGCAATCACTGCAACACGAAATACAGCGTGTTGAAGTGGCAAGCTTTGAAGACTTATCAACAACTCAGATAAGGCTTGGTGCAAAGTTTACAGGTGACGCTGAGTACGAGGTTAGAGAAGTTGGATTCTGGCTTGAATCAGGCACTTTATTAGCTGTTTTTAGTTTGCCAGACCAAATGCTGACTTATAAATCAGCAAATAGCAGCTGGATACAAAAGTTTACTTTAGATATATCAGCGCTACCGACTGACAGTATCACCGTCGAAGTGGGTGTCGACAATTTAAATCTAATGCTGACTGAAGAGTTACTAATTATGACCAGAGCCAGTGTTATAAATAATACAGCAACTATAAAGACAGCGCATATGCAAATGCAGCTATCTGAACGTTTACGTTTATCAGGAGTTTAACAAGTGGGAATTGAAGCAGAACTAGCAAAATTGCAAGCTTCATCTGCAGAACAGGTTGAAGCGTCTAGAAACCTAGTAGATGAGGTGTCTAAAAAGACAAAAGAAATTGATGACAAAGTTAACCAAGCAACAACGGTTGTTCGAGATACAATAAAGAGCTACAACTCAGAGAGCTATTACATAGACACTGAGCTTGGTGATAACTCAAACTCTGGTAAGAGTAGCAATGATCGTTGGAAAGATTTAGGCCCGCTAAAAGACAAACTCGTTTATGGTAAGGCTTACAACATTTACATTCGAGGCGGCCAAGAAGTTGCTATGCCTCACACTTTAAGAGCTGATAACGTTGTTTATTTATTCAAATCAGAGTACGACAACCCTGCAAAAATTATTATGCAGACTATTGATTATGTTGGAGTAAAGGACGGAACTGTTTCTTTTGCAGGCCATAACCAAGTTGTTAAATTATATGGTGTGATTCTAGAAACAGCAACTCTACCACCTGAAAGTACGGGGCGTTCTACTTCATATGAATCAGCAGCTTTTAGTCGAGTTCATGGTGCAGCGAATTTAAATATTGAATTATATAGAGGTGGTATTGATATAAAAGATTTTCCCTTGATTAGAACCGCTCATCAAAATGCAGGTATGGTTAATTTAAACTTAGGTGCTACGTCTAAAATTACAATTTCAGAGGGTGGTGAATCTCACTTAGCTTATACAAATGATCACCTAGGCTTATCTAATGGAACTGTAAGCTCTATTGATAATGCGCATGGCGCTAACACTTGGAATGCAATTTTAAGTGGCGTTGGAGGAAATTCAAACGTATTAGCAGATTTCGATTTTGAGGCGCAAGTATGAAAACAGTCAAAATTTTAACTTATCTCAATTCAACATATTTTAATGTTCCCGTGAGTACGGAAATTGACTTAGGCAGTGAGATAATTAAATCACCGATCCCGCTTGATGTAATAGAAACAGCATACATCGAACAACAAACAAATGAATTAAGAGTCGAAAGGAATAAACTCCTTTTATCAACTGACTGGACACAAATGCCAGACGCGCCACTGACACCAGAAAAGCAGATTGAGTATGCGAATTACCGTCAAGCATTAAGAGACATCACCAATAATCTTGATGATCCTGACGATGTAATTTGGCCTCAGAAACCAGCATAAAAACCACCAATAAAACGGTGGTTTTTTATACCTAATTTCCCCTGATTGCCCTGACTAAACATCGGGGCTTTTTTATGCCCGGAGCTAAAAAATGAAACAAACCTACACGGTGTTGGTAGACACCAGATGGCGCAATGGCTGGTTAGAGAAAGGCCAAACCATTGACCTTTTAGAGTGCGAAGCAACGCAGCTTGTACGCATGAAAAAAATCAAGTTAGCGCCAGTCGCTAAACAAACTAAGGAAAAATAATCATGCCTTTAATTGATCAATTTGAGCATAACGGTGTAACGATTGAAAAGTCAGAACCGTTAGCACCTATGGGACCACTTGGCGCTAATGTTGTTGCGTGGGTTGTGACTGCACCAGATAAGCACGCATCGATTGCTCATCATGTGCCGTACCGCGTTGCAAACTTCACCGATGCAGCATTGCTAGACATGACAGGTGACGAGCGCGGTACAGCATGGCACGCCGCTGTTTTAACACTGAAACGCGCCAATGTGCCTCAGTATTTCATTGTTGTTCCAGAGGGCGCGAATGACGCTGAAACACAAGCCAATATCATTGGTGGTGTAGATGCTGGAACGGGCCGTCGTAAAGGTATTGCAGCACTGACTGAATGTGCGCAAAAACCGACAATCATTGCTGCCCCAGGATTCTCTCATCAAAAAGCGGTGATTGATGAATTGGCAGCAATGGCTAAGCGTTTGCTTTGTCGTGTATTAGTTGACGCACCAAGCACCAACAAAGCCGATGCAATTGCATTTTCTCAAGCGTTGGGTGGTGAGGGTACAGGTCATGAGCGTGTTTATGCAGTTGATCCTATGCCAGCTATTTACAGCAAAAAAGCGCTGGGTGACATTTATGTGCCTGCATCCAGTGTCGCTATGGGTGCATTTGCCGCAGTTAATCCTTGGGAGTCACCGGGCAACCAAGGTGAATTAATCAATGATGTGTCACGCACCATTGAGTACAACATCACTGACAAGACCACCGAGGGTTCGTTATTGAATCAGCATGGTATCAGTTATTTTGCACGCACCAGTATGGGCGGCTTTAGCCTAATTGGTAACCGCAGCGTAACAGGCAAGTTTATCAGCCATGTCGGCCTAGAAGATGCCATTGCTCGCAAGCTTGAAGCCGCAAGCCAAAAGGCAATGAGTAAGCAGCTGACTAAAAACGCAATGGAGCAAGAAGTCACCAAGATTAACTTGTTCATGCAAGACCTTGTCACAGCAGAAGTGATCCCCGGCGGTGAAGTTTATCTGCACCCAGAACTTAACACGGTTGAGCGCTACAAAAACGGCTCTTGGTACATTGTGGTTGACTATGGCAGCTACTCTCCAAACGAGCATATGATTTTCCACCTCAACTCTGTAGACCGCATTGTTGAAGAATTTATTAGTGAGGTGCTGTAATGGCTGGACAAACTAGACAAAAGCTTTTGGCCGTTGTGTTCAACGGTCATACTTTCATGGCAGAACTTGAAGAATATACGCCGCCAGAAGTTAAAAAAATCATGGAAGAAACTCGTGGTGGTAAATTTATTGCTGACGAGATCATGACTGGTGTTGAAAAGCTAAGCTTTGAATTAAAGCTGGCTGGTGCAACGACCGCAGCGCTGGCCGAATATGGTGTTAACTCAAGCGACCTAGTGCAAGTTGATGTGCGTGCATCTGATCAAGACGCTGACGACAATGTGTTTGCTGTTAAATACGAACACAGTGCCGAAATCACATCAATCAAAGAAGAAAACCGCAAGCAAGGCCAAAAGCCAACTGTAACCATTACAGGCTCGGTTAAGGTCTATAAAAAGACCACCAATGGTGTGACGAACTATCACATCAACACCAAGACTCAGGTTATCGATCTTGGTCAAGGTGACATCATGGCTGAACATCGACGCAATGTTGGCCTAGCTTAATTTTTTACTTTTCCATTAACTACGTAGACAAAGGCCACCTTAAACGGTGGCCTTTTTTTTGGAGCAAAATTATGTATACATCACAAACTTACACATTACGCTGGCCGATCATCTTAGAAGAAAAAACCATTGAGTCAGTGCAAATCAACTTGATTAATCATGCGCAGCATAAACAAGTGCTGAAATCTGAACCCTCAGAGATTGAAGCCTTTCCGCAGTTTATATCGTTAGCAACAGGTTTAACTGATGCTGAAGTTAAGAAAATCAAAGGCCCAGATTTTAACAGCCTAAGATTGAAAATCTCTGACATTGTAAGCAAGCCAACCAGCCATTTTATTGAAGACATCGATCTTGATAAGCCGCAGCTGTTACAGCCGTTCACAGGCGAAGATGGTCAAGCTCGTGAAAGCCTTGATATCGACATTCCAGACGTTGCAGCTATTCAGCGTATGCACAAACTTTCAAGTCAAGATAAAGAGAAAGCAACACTTTGGATCTCAATGCAATGCACAGGCTTGACTGAAAAAGACATCGAGACAATGTCAGTGCCAGATTACAACCAGCTACAAGAGCGACTAGGCAGTTTTTTGAACGAATCGGCGGATTCCTTTCAGTAAACGATATTGAGCGGTTAACAGATTATGTGCCGCTGGTTTACTCCACAACTGAGGCTGAGATTATGTCTTGGCCTCAAGATAAAGCAATTCGTCGTTACGAACTCGCAATGAAGCAATTGCATAAGCGAGATAAGCAATGAACAAGCAATCGAGTTATAGTGTAAAACTGGCTGCATTGGATGGCTTTAGCGCACCGATGCAGCGCTTTGATAAAACCAGTGCAAAACTGGTTGATAATATCAAAGTACAACGTGCCGAGCTGAAAACACTCGACACACAGCAAAAGCAGCTGACAGGCTTTGATAAGTTGCAGTCTCAGTTATCGCAAACCAGTGATAAATTGGCTAAAGCGAAACAGCACGAACAAGCATTACAAGTTGAGCAGCAGCAAACACAGCAGCAATCAAGCGAGGTTGCCGCTCAGTACAAAGCCACTAACGCGCAAGTGCGCAAGCTAACCAATCAACAGACTAAGCAACAAAAGAGCCTTGACGCGCTTTCAGTGGCGTTTGAGAATCAAGAAATCAGCGCTGAAGAATTTAGACTCAAGCAAATTGAGATTAAATCAGCCATTGCTAAGACTGACTCATCACTTGACCAGCAGAAAAACAAGCTTGCTGCTTTAAAGCAACAAGTCGATTCACACAAAGCCGCCACCAGAGACAATACCAAAGCGCTCGAAGCCGCCAAGATTAAAACGCAATCACTGACTGACAGACTGTCACAGCAACAAGACAAGTTGTCATTATTAAAAAATGAATTGCGTGGTGCAGGCTTAAATGCTGACAAATTTGCTGATGAACAAAAGCGCATTGAGCGTGCTACCGAGCAAGCCAATAATGCGTTAAAAGTTCAGCAGGCCAGACTTAAAGCCGTTGGTGACGCACAAGGTCGTATCAATGCCAATCGTCAGGCGCGTGGCGAATTAGGTGGCCAGATTTTAGAAACCGCCGCTATGGGCTATTTAGCAGCTCAGCCTTTGCGTGCTGCAATTAACTACGAATCGAGCTTTGCTGATGTTAAGAAAGTGGTCGATTTTGAGAGTGAAACTGAATCCAAGAAAATGGAACAGGACATTCTCAGAATGTCGACGCACATTCCGATGGCGGCGGAGGGTTTATCTCAAATCGTCGCAGCAGCGGGTCAGTCTGGCGTTGCTAAAGCCGAGCTATTAGATTTTGCTAGTAGTGCCGCCAAAATGGCAACTGCATTTGATATAAGCGCCGAAGATGCTGGTAGCACTATGGCCGCTTGGCGCGCGTCGATGGGATTGAATCAGGCGCAAGCGGTAGAGCTGGCAGATGTTACCAACCACTTATCTAACAACTTAAATGCCAAAGCTAAAGACATTGCTGGCGTAATGCAGCGCCAAGGCGCAGTGGCTATGTCGGCAGGCTTAGACACTAAGCAAGTTGCATCATTATCAGCCGCACTATTAAGCGGTGGCGCACAAGAAGATGTGGCAGCGACAGCGCTGAAAAACATCACAGGCGCACTGATGAAAGGTGATAGTGCGACAGCGGGTCAAAAAGACGCATGGGCGAAGCTAGGATTTGATCCGACGCAACTTAGCCAAGATATGCTGGCTGATGCACCGACGACGATGATACGCGTCTTTGAAGCGATGCAAGACGTACCTGAGTCAGAAGTAAACGCGCTTGTTTCTCAGTTGTTTGGTGAAGAGGTCAAAGGTAGCGTTATGCCGCTACTTAAAAACCTAGATAACCTTAAAAAGTCATTCATTTTAACCGGGCAAGAGTCCGAGCTGCTTGGCAGCACGCAAGAACGCTTGCGCATACTCGAAGTTGAAAACGAGCAAGAACTACGCAAAAAGCAAAGTTACACAGGCTCAATGGAGGCTGAGTATCAAGCGAGAAGTGCGACAACAGCTAACAATTTGCAATTGCTATCAAACAAGTTTGAGCGACTGCAAATCAATGTCGGTACGTTATTACTCCCAGCGTTAAATGACATTATTGGACCAGTTGCAGAGGCCAGTGATCTATTAGCCGAAGCGGCGCAAGAATATCCGATGGTGGCCAAAGGCATTGCGATGGTCGGCATGGGCCTTGTTGGTCTTAAAGTCGGTGCGTTGGCGCTTAAAATGGTCGGTTTGCAACTTGGTCAGGGTGCAAACTTCTTGCGCTTGGGTCGTGCCAAATTGGCAGCGACGACGGGTAGCACTGCAAAAAATGCAGATCATGCTAATCGCTCACTAATGCGTATGAACGCAACGCTTAAACAGCTTAGTCAGCACAAGATGCGTGGCGCAGGCTTGGAGTATGGCAGAGATAGAAAAGGCCGAGGCCGAGGTCGTACTGGTCGTATGGGTGGTCGGTTTGCTGGCTTAACTCAATTCTTTTCTAGTGCCGGTGATTTAGCACCAAAAAGTCCGAGCTTATTTAGTTCAGCAACAGAGCTTGCAACCAGTAGTAATAAAACCACCGTATTGCGTGGCGCGGGTAAGATGATTAAACCGCTCGGTTTAGCATTAACCGCAGGCGCATTAACTAGCACATTAATGAACGGCGGCACTGCAGAAGAAGTTGGTGGTCAAGTCGGTGAAATTGGTGGTGGTTTAGGTGGCGCAGCAGCAGGAGGAATGGCAGGCGCGGCCATAGGCTCAGTCGTGCCAATCATAGGCACTGCCATTGGTGGCGTGATAGGTGCAACGCTTGGCGGTTTTGCAGGCGGCGAAGCAGGCAACTGGCTTGGTTCGACCATTGGCAATTGGTTCAGTGATAGCAGCAGCGAATCAGAGCAAAGCACGCAGAGTGAGTCGGTCAGTTCGGAGCAATCGAGCAGCAAAGAAAGCACCACCAGCACCAGCTTATTAGCGCCAGCAATGGCGGCGTTGTCTTTGTCACCGTTGCCG